CCACTATCATCATTATCTGATAAATTAGGCGTAAATGTTGCGGCTACTGATATATTTTTGGTATCTAATACTGATTCCACGCAAGATAATAAAATAACAAGAGATGAGTTTAGTAAAGCATTTACTGGTTTTTACGCTCAAGATTCACAAGGTTTTACTATTTTTGAAAATAATGGTAATTATGGATTATCAATTAGTGGATCAAATGGTTTTGTTGGTATAAATGATCGAACTCCATTTGTTTCATTAGATGTTGTAGATAATACCGCTTCTGCAAATGGTTCTGGTCAAATTAGACTAAGCACTCTAAATTCTGGAAGAAAAATAGCTTTTTCATTAAGCGATCCAAATACTTATTATGAATTCAGTAAAAAATCAAACGATACTAAATTATATTTAGAATCGTCTATTAATGGTGGTTTAACATTTAGTAATTTATTTGTGGTAGATCAGGGTGGTAATTTTGGTTTAACCGATTCTACTGGAGCTTTATCTGATAAATTTTTAGTTAGTGGAGTTTCAATTCAATTTCAAAATTCTGGAAACGCTTTATTGTTTGATCCATATAATACAGAAATAAAAACAAGCGCTATAGATGAACCTTTGTTTCTAAATTATAATAATATAGGAGATATAAATATTGGTTATAACGCAATTTATGTAGATAATAGTTTAACATACCCTAAAGTTGGAATAGGTCATGTTGCGCCATCATATTATTTGCATGTAAGTGGTAACGTATCTGGAGAATTAGCTAGATTTCAAACTAATACTTCAAGAGCAGTTTTAGGATTGAGAAATTCTACAAATATAGCTTATTTAGGAATTTCTGCAAATAAAAGTTATTTAGGTTTTTCAAATACTTTAAATCAAGATAATTTGATAATTGACGCTAATGGTTATTTTGGTCTTGGAATTACTGGACCATCTTATAAATTAGATGTTGCCTCGAATGGTTCTACAGAATATACTGTTTCTTCATTTCAATCTACAAATGTACAAGGAACAACACAAATTGTTGTAGCAGCAAATAAAGATACTTCTTTAGATCCAACAGCTAATAGAAATAGTTTAGTAACTTTTTCACGTTTTGATGGTTCTGCAAATACTCCCAAATGGTCAATAGGAAATTTATATAATGATTCAAGTTTAGGAATTTTAGATAATGATTGTTTTGTTTTTGTGAAAAATGGTTATTTCGGAGCTTCTCCAAATGCTGTTGCCAAATTAAATGTTAATGGAGATTTTGATATAGATGGAAGTTACACTTCTAATAATAATTACTGCAAAGGAAAATTCGTTCAAATATATTCAACAAGAGTAACTGGAGCGGATATTTATTTTAACCCTTTGATTAATAGTTCAGCTGCAAATCCTTCTGGTCATAACGATTTCGAAGCTCCATTTAGTATAACGCAGTATCCAGGATCTATTGAAAAAGTAATGATAATAACATCAGATAACGCTGCAATAAATGCTAATTATCGATTTGAAATATCTGCTGTTAATCCCATATATAATCCAGCAGTGGCAAATGGTTATATTTCTGGATTTTATGTAAGTCCACCTAGTAATCCAACTTCATTACCAATAAGTGGAATTATAGGTTATACAACATTTAATAATTTAAATTATAATAATATATATAGTAAATTAAAAGCTAATTTCACTGGAACAACTTCTTTTAGTTCAGGTCAAATGTTGCAATATAGAATATGCGAAACTGATGGAACTAAAGATGTATATGGTCCAGTTGATTTTACTGTAATATCTACAATTGCATACACTGTAAGCTAATGAGCAAATTCATAAAATATGAGAATTTAGATTTTAGAATAAACAATGATATTTTTTATTCTACATCGGTTCAGATTTCGTTGAGAACAAGCATAGAGCCTGTTTTATTATCAGATGGATCTTTATTAAGATATGCTCCTCAAGGAGCGGTGGTCGGTAGTTTAACTACAGAATTTTTTTTAACAGGCAGTTATCCTGATTATTTGATTCCGACAAGCATTTCAGAAGATTCAATAAATGCTGTATTTGCAGGAGTTCAAATACAAAATTGTTATCTTAAAAATATTTCATTTAGAGCTTCTCAATTTTCTCCAATTTCTTTAACTGCTGAATTCGATTGGTTTGGAAAATTAAATACTGTTGATAGTACAAATAATTTTAAACCATTTTATTTCGATAGAAATTCTTCTCTAAACAATGTATCGCATTCAAATAGAAGTTATATATCAGATTTGACTAATGTATTTGGATTTTCTGAAATATTTGGATTTCAATATTCTGAGCAATGTGAAAGAATTCCATTTTTTAAAAATGGTGAAACAGTTCCTTTCAGGGTTGCCAAATCAAATAAAAATAAAAATGTAAGCGTTGATGGCAATTTTTTCAAACAAAATAATGTTTCTGATGTAGAGGGAAAAATAAGTAATTGTGATTTATATATAAAAGATTACAACAATAATCTTTTAAATGTTTTTAATATTTCTGGAAGAATAGAGTCGCGAGGAATAAATGCTAGTAACAATGGAATATTGCAAAGCAATTTAGCGATAACTCAACGTTTAGCTCCATTAAGAAACACGCTATGAGTAAATTTTTAAATACGCAATTTTCTGTTACAGGAATAAAAAACTTTGATATTTCTCAAAGTTATGAAAAATATGATTTAGTAGATTATGAGTATTATACTGGTAATTCTACATATCCAGCAAATATATCTGGTTTATATGCTTGGTTTAATTTGGACAGTTTAAATAATATAGAGTTTGACGGTTCAGGAAAAATATCTAAATGGTATAATTCAGCTCCAGGTTTTTCAGAACAAAATTTAGTAAATGTTGATGCTACTGCTACTTTAGATTCTCGACCAAAATATGATTCTAGTAGAAATTCAGTAGTTTGCGAAAGGTCTTTAGGTGAATTTTTCACATATAATCAGTTATATACGACTCAAAATTTTTCTGGTTTTTTAACTGGAGATAGATGTTGGTTTATAGTTTTTGAATATGATGATTTAAAAAATGGATTATTTAATTATGATGCTGGTAGTCCTTATGGGGTCATTTATCCAAATTATTCTACAATTATAAATACAGATATAAATAATTCTTATGTAACAAGTGGCGCGTTAATGGTTTATGGAAATAATATTGAGTATACTTGGAACACAACTGTTCCAAAAGAATCACAACAATTCATAGTAGACACTACAACAGCAAATGGAATAACTTCGCCACCTCCAATAAATTCATCTTTTTCCGCCTCTAAATTATTAAAGAAAAAGAGTATTGTTTCGATTATAAAAAATAATACTACTAATAATTTCAAATTGAGAAATAATGGTTGCGAATTACTAAGTTTAACTAGTGATTACTTTTATACTGGTTCAGCTGGTTTAAGAATTGGCACCGCTGGAAACGGACATGTTGGGGCAAATAACATATGGAATTATGATGCTTCTGATATTTCTTATTATGAAATATTAGGATATTCAAAAGCCCCAACTAACGATGAAATACTAGAGATCGAAAAATATTTATTTAAAAAACACTTCACAAATGATGGTGGTCTTTATATAGCTAATCAAGATTTTACGGGTTTTAATTATTCGTATGCTCCAATAAATATCACAGGATCAAATTATTTAACGAAAAATATTGATTCTATTTTTAATAAGACATATGGTTGTTCATCTAATTTTACAACAAAAGCATCTAAAATGCAATATGGAGATGGTTATTATACAAATGTGATATCAAATGTTAATAATTTAACAAGCAGTTTTAAATTTGTTTATGATGGATTAACGGACGTTCAATCTAAATCTTTAATAGGATTTTTTCAAAATACTTTTGAATACGAACCTTTAGGGCCTAAAGATTCATATCAATCTGTTGATATTGAGTTATTTTATCCATATAAAAATAATGCTAAAATTTATTTTAATTCTTTAGATTATTCTTGTAAAGATTCGAATTTAAATACAGTTGTTATATCGTGTGATTCAGCTTATGATTCTAATTTAGATTATAAAGGTTTTTTGGTTACTGGAGAAAACGTAACAAGATTATTCAATCAAGCTAAATCTTACTATAAAGATGACGTTGTATTTTTTAAAACAACAAGCTCTTCATTGGAGGATTATTATTGGTACACAGGAATAGATAATAAAATTGTAAGTGTGAATGAAAATCCTACTGGAAGCAACAGTTTATTTACAAGAAAATTTTATTTTAAGCCCGATTTAAATTTTCAAATCCCAGTTAATCCAAGATATATTAAAAATGAATATGAGATGACAGCCGCTGTTTATGAAACAGATGGTATTAATAAAACTGTTTTAGATTTTAATTTAACTTTTTCAAACAGATCGGATAAAGAAGCTTTAGCAATGCTAAAATATTTAGATGATAAAGCTGGTTTTAAGATTTTTGAAATAGATTTGCCAGATCCTTATAATAAAACAATAAATGTTTATTGCCCTGAGTGGAATCATACTTATAAATTTTATAATAATCATGACATATCAGTTAAATTTTTAGAGTTTAAAGGTTTAACTTCTTCAGACATTTATTTTAATACATTAATATCTTTATGACTTACATAAATACAACTGGTAAAAATATTGGTCAATGTTTAACTGGTTTTGCTATTTCTTATCCGCTATATATATATAATAGTGGAAATTCTGAAATAGAATATACTTTTACAAATAGTAATGAAACAAATTTTGCGTTATCTCAGTCATCTTTAATATTAGATAGCAGTTCTTATGATAGTGTTGATATATATTATGTTCCATCTAGAAACGCTCCATCAGGAACACAATCCACAACTATTTCAATTACAAGCGAATCTATAGAAGACGGATCTACAGATCCAAGTGGAGCAATTACTTTACAGATAACAGGCGATAAAATTATTGATATAACTGGTGGTTACGTTAGATCTTTCAAAGCAGTTAGAAACTATGATTCTAAAAATGGGTTGAATTATGATTTTTATTGGTCTGTTCCAACTGGAACAGAAAATTTAAATAATTATTTTTTTACTGGTTATACTTTAGATATTTCTACTGATTCAAATTTTGCGTCTTCTGTATTTTCTAAAACGATTAATGTATCAAATAATACAAATGCTTTTCCTGTTTATGGAAATTTTTATGGTACAGATCAAAATTTAAATTATCTTAATGTATCAAAAGTTGATTATCCTTTTATAATAGAAACTGGTTATTACGCTAGAATGTATACATCTTCTGTTGGTAATACAGGAATAAGTATTTATGCGACAGGAGTGAATTCTATAACTACACAATTATCAGATGAAGTTATTAGTGGATATAGTGGTGTTCCCAAAAATATAAAATTTAGTAGAGGCCCTTTAATAGTTTATTTAAAACAAGGATATGATATACAAAATTTTGATTTGTTTAAGTATATAGTAGACGCTAACTATGGAAAACCTGATCTAAGTTATTTTAATTCTATAGAAGTGTATCTGCCAGAAAATAGTGTATTTAGTTCAACAGATAGTGATAGATATGCATTACAATTAGATGGGGTTTTTGAAAATTTTACAGGTCAAACCGGAGGAGATACAGTAATAAATATATATATACCAGAAACTACAAAATTATTAGGTTATAAAGGAGGTGGTGGACAAATAATAAATCAAAATTTAAATAATTTTGATCCATCTATTCCTGATTTACAAGATTTGATAACTAAAACTAATGCTGCATATGCTAATAAAACATATAGCGATTCTAAAATAGGTGGTAATGTAATAAAATTGACAGCCGAAACGACAATAAACGGTCAAAATTATTCTGATATAAAATATAAATTATACCTACAAAATAATTCATCTTTATTATCGGGAGGAGGAGGCTCAAAAGCTGGTATAGTATTTTGTAAAAACCTTTTAGGAACGATGGCTCGAATAGGGGCTGGAACAAATTATACTTTTCAAAATGGTAACTTTCCTATTCAAGGAGCAGTGAATTCACAAAATACGAAACTACCAATTGCTAGAGTTACAAGTTTAAATTATGGAGCAAGAGATAATAAAGTTGTTTATGAATATACTGGATTTGACGAACCGGGATATTGGTTTTCACCAGAAGCTGGTTATGGTGAATCAGGTTTGCAAACTATAGCTTATTATACATATACAAATGCTTTTTCAGACTTGACTCCAAAAACTTTTAATTATTTAGAAAAAAAGATAGTTGCAAAGAATTCAATTGAAGGAAATGAGGGTCTCAAGTTAACAGCTTATTTCATGCCTGTGAATGAAATTTCTACAAATCAAATTTGTGGTAAGCTGTTTACTTCTTCTTCAAATTCGTCTATTTTATTAAATATATATAATACAAATTTGCCAAATGATTATATATTTAGATTTCCGAATAGCGCAATTTCAAATAGCCCTAATTATTGGTCTGGAGGATCAAGTTCATCACCATCATCTTATACTTTAACCGGATCTGCGTCATACAGCAATAATTATAAAGGATTTGGATATAAAACTTTAAGTTTAAAAAATCAGTTTTTATCAACAACTTTTACAGACTCTGTTTTATTTGATGATTTTGATTTGTATTTAGTTGTGGCAATACAAATAGATCCGAGTGCAGACTTTAATAATTTAGCTAATAGTTTTACGTTTTTTAAGCTTTTAGATTGGTATTCAAATAGCGATTCCGTTTCTTCAAAACATGTGCTTTATGAAAAATATCCAACTTCATCTTACAACTATTATCAAAAAGAACCTAATGTGTTTAAATTATTTAGCAGTATTTTATTTAATGCTAAAATACAAAATACTTCAACAGTTGATTTTTTAATATATAACAAAATTGTTTGTGAAAACTTTGCACATATATCGAAAAGTTTAAACAGTTCTGAGCAAACTTATTATCCAGCAATAATAAATATAAAGAGATCTAAGTCTATATATTTTATTTTTGTTAATGGAGTTTTATTAACGACTTATGATTTATTAAATATAACTCCAGCTGCCATAAAAACTACGTCGTTATTGATTAATGATATAAAGGGAACAACTTTTAAATTAATAAATGACGTGACTTCTATTAATACTTGTTTTTTTGATATTGTTTGTTACAATAGACTTTTAAACCAAAATGAACAAGTGAATATAAACAATTACTTAATCAACGCTTATTTTAAATTGTTTACCGGAGATACATCTGCGTCTTACGATATGCAAGGCAAGGATTTTAGATTGCCAAATATTTTTAATTTAGCTGGAACATCATCAAACGTTTAATTGTATGAATACTCTTTTCAAACTAAACAACTATTTAATATTAGATTTGTACGAAATTGAGCTAGAGCCTAATGAGGGGTTTTTAAGATTTCATGGTTCTAAAAATTTTTCAAAAGATATAATTTTTCAGGGAAATCAATATTCTTTTTTACCTTGTGAATTTTCATCTTTTCAAAAAAGCTCTGATGGTAGGCAAAGCAGACCAACTTTAAAAATTGCAAATGTAAATAACTATTTTTCTAAAATTTTATCTGATAGAAATGATTTAGTAGGTAAAAAGTTTTATAGAAAAAAGATTTTAGGTAAAGATCTGGATAATGAGAATTTTACAGATGGAGTTAATCCATATGGAATTTCTAGTTTCAATACATACATAGCTTTTGATAAATTGATAATAAATCTAAAACGAAGTGAAAATAAACAAGAAGTCGAATTTGAGTTATCTTCTAAAATCGATATTCAAAATTTAAATATTCCAGCTAGAAAAATAACAAATGATACTTGTGGGTGGAATTATCGTTGTTATGGATGTAATTATGGAAACACGGCTGATTATGCTGGTCCGATAATAAAAAATGGATCTGGAGACGCAGCTAATTCTTTATATTTTTTTCAAACTGTTTGGAAAAATTCTGTTAGTTCTAGTCCTTCATATCCTGGTGTTACTAGTAACATAGGAATTCCAGTTGCAGATGAAAATGACAAAACGTTTTTATCTGGATACAAAACAAACTTGAATAATAATTCTTATAATTTACCTAGTTTAACGTATAAAGGAGAATGGTCTTCAACAAGAACTTATTCTAAAGGCGATTTTATTTTTATAGATGCATTGCCAAGCATGGATTTAGATGATTCGTCTTCTTCAATAATACCACTAAATAGTTCAAAAAATTTTTTCGTCTGTTTGCAAGATAACGTAATAAATAAAAATCCTTTAGATAATACAGATTTATGGAAACAAGACAAATGTTCAAAAACATTAAATGGATGTTTATTAAGATTTCAAGATAATAAAACATCCGCAAATAATTCTAGAACGTCTTTACCTTTTGGGGCTTTTCCAGCCACATATCCTTATGATAACGATGTTAAAAAATAATATATTAAATGAAATAAAAATTTTATGTAATCAAAATAGAGATTTTGAAATATGTGGTTTTATTGTAGAAGATGGTGATAATTATAAGTTGATTCAAGTAGATAATAAACATCCTAACAAAGAGCGCAATTTTTTAATATCTCCTAGAGATTATTTAGAAGTTAAAAATAAATTTAAAATTATTTATTTGTTTCATAGCCATCCAGATGGGGAAGAGTTTTCTGAAATGGATTTTCAATATCAGAAATATCATAACTTAAATATGTTGATGTATAATGTTAAAAATGATTTTTTTAAAGAAATGATGTGTAAATATTAATTATATGGTTAACATAAAACTGCATGGGGTTTTTGAAAATTTAATAAAATCAGAATGGAACTTGAATGTTAAAACTGTTTCTGAAGCTTTTGACGCTATTGAGGCTAATAGTGGAAAATTATTAAAAACTTTAGGTATTTTAGAAGAATATATATCTCATTTTTTGATTTATGTAGATGGAAAAATTATGCCTCCAGACTATTTAAACTCTCCGGTTTTAAATAAAAATTCTAAAATTGAGATTGTTCCTTTAATTTTAGGTTCTGATTTTGGTATAACTCTATTGATATCTTTAATTGTTATGGCTGTAGCTACAGGTATACAGATATTAGTAACAAAATTACTATCTCCAAAAGCCCCAAAAGATATAAAAAATAATTCAAAATTATTTTCTAACTACGAGAATGTAACCAAAAGAAACGTTTCAATCCCAATAGGTTATGGGCGTTTAAAAATTGGAACAGTGGTTGTTTCTAATTTCTTATACAATTTAAATAAAAATGCAGATACAGATGATAATTTTACATTAAAAATAGGAACACAAGTTAATTTAGTTGGCGATTAACAATAATTTATAATGAATATATACATACCAACAGATACAAATGCTGTTTTGCAAAGCGCTGGAACAGTAAATAAAACGACTATCACTACAGAATCTTATTATGAATCTATAGACCTTTTATGCGAAGGCCCTATAGAAGGATTAACAGATTCTAATGGAAATACTGTAAATTATGTTGCTTTAAATAAGTCCGCAAATAATTCAAATAATTCTGCTGATTCTTCTTTGTCTTATGGTGTTTATTATAATGATGTGTCAGTAAAAGATAGTAAAACTAATTTATTTAATGTAACTTCTTCTGATTTTAGTTTGTTTTTAGGTAATTCTGTTAAAAATTGCGATTTTAATTATAATTCTTTATATGAATACAAAACTAGAATATATGATTTAGAATATGATCCGCAGTTAAATTTTAAAATTAATAATAATTATGATACTCAATTTTTTTATGATAATCCTGATGCTTCGGATTTTCAAAAGAATTTGATAGCTATAAAAGAAAAAGCTCGTTGCTTTACACATTACATTAAAAATAAATATACTACTAATTTGATTTTGAATATATCAATTGATGCTTTATTTTATATTGGAGGTAAAGGAGAAACTAATAGTTCTGATATCAAATTTGTTGTAGCGTTGAATAATACACAAACAAGAAAAACCGCTTATTTTTATTTTCAGGGTTATTTTGTGGTTAAATCAACTCCAGTTATAATACCTTTTGTTTTTGAAATTTCTGATGAAGATAGGGGTAATATAGCATTAAGCGAGTTTATATTGTCGGTATATAGCGTTAAAAAAAGAATAACAGCGGCTCAAGAACTACTGAATGTTGGTAATGTGTCTAGAAGTTTTTCAGTTGATTCTGTTATTGAGCAGGTGAATTATGGTTTTTCAGCTCCTTATTCTGTTTTATGCAGAAATAGAGTAAGTGCAAAACATTTTGGATCTATACCAGTAAGAAGTTATGATTGTAAATTATTAAAAATAAAAGTACCAGATAATTATGATTGTGAAGCTAGAGAATACTATGGTGACTGGACTGGTAATTTCAGTAAAACTCTAAAATGGTCTGATAATCCAGCTTGGATATTTTACGATTTGTGTGTTAACTCTAGATACGGTTTAGCTAAAACATTCTTTAATGAAAATGATTTAAATAAATGGGAGCTTTTGAAAATTTCTAAATATTGCGATGAGCTTGTAAAAACAAATTCTTCAACAAAATATCCTTCAGATGATTTTATTTATGATAATAATTTAATTGATATAAATTCTGTAGATTATAATACAATAACGATTACTAGAGCTACAGCTATAAATCAAACTCAATTATCTTTAGAATATCCAATAGGTTCCTTGTTGTTTTTATATGATATAAAAGATCAGTTTGATGAAGATATAAATATTAATTATAAAAAAATTATTGTATCGGCAACGGTAACTGGAACTTATACAGCTAAAATAAAACTTTATAATGATTTTGGTCCTCGTACTTTCATCGAATCAGATAAAACTGGTAATTTTTTTACTGCTTTACAGTCTTACGTTTCAGGAAATCCATCTCTATTGAATAGACAAGATTATGTAAAAAAATATGCTGTTTCTTATATTTCGAGATCGGATAATATTGTTTTAACTTATAATAGTGCAGAGGAAAGCGTTTCTCAACAATTCAGTTCCGCAAGAATATTTGATCGTAATTTAAAAATAAAATCTGGTAAATGTGTTGCTGCTCAAGAGGGTTTTTCAGATTTTTTAGAACCTAGATTTACAGCAAATATTTTATTGAATAGCGAAACTGAAAGTTTAAAAGTTTTGTCTGATTTGTCTTCTGTTTTTAGAGGTATTTTCTATTTTAAAAATGGATATTTGAGTTTGAGTAGTGATGTAGCTAGACCAGTTAGTTATATATTTACAAATTCAAATGTAAAAGATGGTTTATTTACATATACGTCTAGTGACTTTAACAACTCATTTTCAATAGCAAAAGTTTCTTATCTAGATAAAACTGATAATTTCAAAGACAAAATTATATATGTGGAAGACTCAGATTTAATAAAAAAATACGGGTTAATTGAAAAAGAAATTATTGGTTTTGGAATCACTTCTAGATATCAGGCAAATAGAATAGGTAAATGGTTTTTGGCTACAGGAAAATTAGAATCAGAGGTTGTTAGTTTTACAACAGGAATTGAAGCTAATTTATTAAAAATAGGAGATATAGTAAGAATTGCGGATACTCTGAAAACATCAAGTTTAATTTATGGAAAAATAGTTTCTTTAGATTTTAAAAATAATTATATATATATAGATAGAGAAGTTCCCGAAGACTCTTTAGGGAAAAATATCAAAATATTTTCTATTGTTAAAGGTGAACCAGTTGAGTTGTCGTTTTATATTTTGCAAGTAGATAATTATAATTTAAGACTAAAGCTAATAAATGAAAAATATTTTTCTTGGGTTTTAAAGTCTGGGATAACAGCTTCTTCAGATAATAAAACGTTAACCGCTGTAACTAGTTTCGCATCAGATTGGAATAAAATAGCTTACACCAATCAATCATATATTGATAATTGTTCTCTTAGTTTTTCAATTCCTGATGTATCTAGTGAAACATCTGTTGGTATTTCAGAAATTAATAATATAAATAATAGTTATACAGATATATATTATCGTTTTAGATTTAACGCTGCTTCTTTTGTTGTTGAAATTGATGCTTCTAGCGTTGCTTCTGGAGTTTTTAAAATAACTGATATTTTTTCAATAACTTATGATGGCAAATATATTAAGTTCTACCAAAATAATATTTTGTTATATACAGAAACAGATAGTAGAACTAATAAAAATCCATTATACGCAGTAGTTGCTATGAAAACTATATATGCCAGTGTAAAAGATCTATATTATACATCTTTTCCAGACGAAAATTATGGAAATTACGCGAATTTAAGATCAGATGCAAACTTTTCTATTTATCTAGAAGATAATATTGATAAACAAAATCTTTATCGTATAAGCAGTATTTCAGAAAATTCAGCTAATGATTATGCTATTTCAGCTCTTAAATATGATGAAGAAAAATTTAAGATAGTTGAGAATGATGAATATGTAGACCCTAATCAAAACAATAAAAAACAAATTGTTTTTTCAACAGATGATTATATATCTTCAGCATTGACTGATGATCAAATAGCAGCAAATATAACAAATCCTCCTTTAGATATAAGCTATGTTCAGTCTATAAATACTAATTACGATTATTCGTTTATAATAGAAAATGAAGTATTAAATGCTAATTATAATTTAAAGATGTATCAATCAATTAGTATAAATTTTATTAATTTATTTAGTTATTTAACTAATCCATCTATTTATGGTTTGCTTTGCAGTATAACGAGAAATGGAAAAGTTTTAAAATTTAAAATTTTAAGAAACGAAGCTCGTTTTATAAACGTGTTTTTGGGAGAAAAGCCAGTTTCTGCATTAAATTATAGTCCTAGTTATTTTATTGATTTTTACGCTTTTGATAAAAATTTAAAATTAATCAACGTGTAAAGTAATATATGGCTTTTATTCCAAATTCAGGAATTGATTACGATACTCCATTTGAAGTATCTGAAATAAATTTGCTTGTATCGAATGCAAATTCTTTAATAAATACAACTACGTCTGCAAGCGAATATGGTTTAGATCCAAGTATTGCATTTGTTACTGGTCTTTTATTTGAAGATTCAATCAATTTAGATTGGTCTGTAATAAAGCCTGTAACAAAAGATATTTTATCAGATATTGTTACAGATGCGGGTTTTTCTGGTTTTAAAGCTAATTTTTATGATATAAATCGCGGTTTAATTTTTAGTTCTCCAAATAGTTTTTTAAATACTTCTTATACTGTAAAAAATACTGATTTAGTTACAATTTTTTCTAATTTAACGGGAGAACAAAATGTTAATAGTTTAAGTCAGTTTTTTATAGATATAGTAAGTGTTGATATTAAAGGAAGAACTAGCACTGGAAGTGCTTTGATTAATTTTGAAATACCTCAGATTTCTATATCTGGATATACTATTAATAATGGAGTTACAATTGACTTAAGTTATACAGATAAAAAAGCGATAAAAAATTTAGATGTTTTTGTTACGAATGATTTTTCTTTTGATATAAATTCGACAAATTATCTTTTTAAGCAATCTTTTCCTCAGATAAATAACGATAGCGTAATAATACCAAACTTAAATTTTGCGTCTTTTAATGAAAATGAAATTAATTCTCCTTATTATGTTCATTTTATACCGTATGGTTATTTTAATAGTGGGCAAAAAATAGTTTCTTCTGGGATAAAACCTTATTCTTATGATTTATTTTCTTTGCCTACAAAAATATCTGGATTGACGGGATACGTTTGTTCAAGTTTAAATAAAACTGATAAAAACTTAAATTTAGAAGCTTTCATATCTTGGAAAGGAGTGTCTCAATCTCAAGATTGTTTATTTCATATTAATGTAGAAGAAAGCGGAAATAATAAAAATATTTACGATCATTTCGAACAAAATTCAACTCCAAGAAATATTATATCAATTTCTTATGGAACGGGAACTGGAATTTCTGGAAATTTAAATATTTTTTCTAATTATGGGTCTTCAGGAATTCAATGGTCGGATCATACAATTTATGTAGATAATTTCGGCTCTTTACCAGTTGGAAAATATGGAACTGTATCAGGAGAGGTTCCATATATAACAGAAATAAGAATTCCATCAGGCAATTCTAATTCTCAAGATATATTTTTATCTTATGGATATACAGGAAATGGTGGTTTTAACTTTCTACCATCTGGTGGCTTTTATAGCGGAACTGTTTACACAGGAACATATTCTTCGAATAGATATTTAAATAATTTTACACCTTCTATAACTGGTATTGATGATTTAGGAGATTTTGTAACAGGTATACAAATAGCAAAAAGAATAACTGGTTTTGCTGATTTTGTGTATTCAACGGTTAATCCTTCTTTTATTTTTCCAATAAAAGAAGATAATAATTACTTCGTAAAAGTAAGAGCGATAAATGCGGATGAAGTCGTATCAGAATTTTCTGATACTTTTTTTATAAGTTCTGGTTACATAAATCAAGTTATTGATTTATCTGCATTAAGCGGCAAGAAAGTTATTGATGGTTCGGGTGTTAGTAATTATATACCAAAATTTTCAGATTCAGATACTTTAACCACAGGAACATTATATTATAGTGGTTCTAATAATTTAGTATTTACAGAACTTCCAACAACCACGACTTCTGAAAATTTATATAAGTTAGTAA